ATTGAAGGTTCGCGGATGTGCTACCTACGCCTTGTACCTAACTCCGACTTAGTTTCCTACACGTTGTTTGACTTGCCTACCGCCGATCACTTTATGTCAGGTGACTTTAGGCCGCTAACTGACCTTGTTCGGCACACGTTCGGGGACAAAGACGCTAGGCTTAGCGATGCGCTTTTCCGAGCAGACGAACTACTTAACAGTCTGGATACCGAAAGTCATTGGCGTTCTAATGTGTCTCACTACAAACGGCTCACAGACACCTACATAGAGCCAATGTCCCAGCTACCTGCTGATATGGTGGCTAAAATCGCTCAGTTGTCGATAGACGACGGAGATGGCGTTAGTCGGCATGGTATCGTTGATGTGGGCAAGAAGTTGTCTAGTCAAGAATTCATTATCTATGCGGGTAGCTTATGGGGTATGCTTGTAGGCGAAACCGAGTAAGTCGAACGTGATAATGGACGACGATAACGAAGACGATGTAATCATCCAGCTTGGTTTAGGTGGGGGCAGTATAGAATTTTCTTCAGCCGAAGAAATTGATGACTTCATCCACCACCTGTTGGACGCAAGGGAGCGAGCGTTTTACGACGCTCCCTCTTATTTACTTATGGGTAACAACAAGGACGACTTGTTGGCGCTACTTACGTTCATTATGTCAGCGATTGATGGCTTCAACGAACGAGCTTACCCAGTACGCGCCTCACTCACTATGCACAACGTACATTAATCCCATGGGATTAAGGAGTAATAATGCAAGATAGGATAGACGACAGAATTCTGGAGTTATTCGTAACACAGAAGTATCATTGGCATAGCTTAAGTAAAGATCAGCAGTTGGCAATGGCTACTGAGCTTATGAAGGCTAGGTATCTGCTAAACAAGCAGTACGAGTTTTTAGGTCACACTCTTGAAGACCTTAACGGCTTTAGGGATCTGGGGCAGATAATTAGAGAACAGGCGTAGTGTTATGGACGCTGACCAAGAAGAATACTCCGCACAGGAGTATGTTGAGGATATACTAGTCGCGTTACAGGCCGCTGACCAGATGAGCCGCAGGTTCAAAAAGTCTATGGCTATACTTAATGACTTGTCCATCAAGGCAGTTGAGGACGTAGATTGGAAAGGTGGGGAAGCACCCGTCGAAATAGTTTTGTACCCAGAATAGTTGCAAAAAGTTTTTATAGGAGTATATTCGAGGTGCCACCTGCGCTTGAATCACGCAAGTGGTAGACTATTACTCCTAAAAGTCTTGCCCCCTTCGGGGGGCCTTTTACTTACTTTACTTACTAAGGAGACAACAAATGGATGATTTATCATTCTTTGGTCGTTTACGTGCGTGGTGCGACCGCGAGTTTAGTGGCAACGTGCTTCAACACGAAGGGGCGCAAGCATTGCTGTTCCTTGCCTTTCTTACACTAGCTTATTCGATGGTGGATTGATGCGCCACTGCTATACGTGCAACCGATGTGGAGTTCCAATAGTCAAGGCACTGTGCGAGCAGTGCCAAACCAAACTAAAAAGGATCAAAAATGAAGAGGGAAAGCGACCCGATAAACCCAGATCATTACCGGCAAGATAACGAGATAGAGTGCATAGACGCTATGCTTGCCGCATACGGTGAAGAAGAAGTGCGTATCTACGCAAAGCTCGCGGCTTTTAAGTATAGCTGGCGAAGGGGGCGTAAAGACAACGAAGAACAAGAAGTCGAGAAGCAGATGTGGTACTTGCAACTGTCCCTTGGCATAGACCCAAGGGAGGAGCGTGATGCGTACAGTCTACGTTGATTTTGAGACGTACTACGACTCCGATTATTCACTTAGTAAACTCCAAACAGACGAATACATAACCGACGAACGCTACGAAACTATCATGGTTGGCGTGGCGATTGGCGACGGACAGCCTTTTTCCATCGTTGGCAACGAGCAATTCATCAAGAAAAAACTTGATGACCTATGTGATTGGGACAACGTACAAATTTGTTGCCACAACACTATGTTCGATGGGTATATCTTAGCCAAACGTTATGGGATAAACCCACGAATGTGGACTTGTACACAAGCCTTGTCTCGTATGGTGCATCCGTACCTACGCTCTCACTCTCTAGCTAACATGGCTAGGTACTACAAACTACAAAGCAAGGGCACAGCGGTTCACAACATGAAAGGCGTTCGACTCGCTGACATGGATGAAACCACGTTCGCAGACTACGAAGAATACTGCCTTACTGACGTTGAAATATGTCGCGATTTGCATCGGGAACTTTCCTATAAGTCACCTGTACTTAATAACCTGCTGATCGACATGACAATTCGCATGTTCACAGAGCCAGAGTTTGTTGGTGATCTTGACCTAATGCGGGATCTATACACCAAAGAAGTGCAGAGAAAAGAAGGATTGTTGGCGCTGGCACAAGCTGACCGCTCCGAAATCATGTCGAGTGCCAAATTTGCGGAGAAGCTACGCGCCCTTGGTGTGTACCCACCTACTAAAGTAAGCCCCAGAACGGGCAAGACTACTTTCGCTTTTGCTAAGACAGACAAAGAGTTTCTGGCTTTGCAAGAGCACCCCGACTCAGAAGTGCAGGCGCTAGTAGCCGCTAGGCTGGGCGCTAAAACCACTATCGCAGAGACGCGAGCCGAGCGTTTTATTGAGATGACAAAGCGTGGCCCACTTCCTGTGTATTTAAACTATTGGGGCGCTAAAACCACCGGAAGATACTCCGGCGGGAACAAGGTTAACTGGCAAAACTTACCGGCCAGAGGAATAAGCGCTGGGTTGCGCAATGCGCTCTGCGCTCCCGAAGGGCACTCCGTACTTGTTGGCGACTCATCTAATATAGAACTGCGCACTGTTATGGCTTTGGCAGGGCAGACCGATGTTATTGAAAAGCTAGAGTCGGGAGTCGATATGTACTGCGACTTTGCTTCCCGCATGTTCGGCAGGGAGATAACCAAAGCTGACAAAGCAGAGAGGTTTCTAGGTAAAACCGCAATGCTCGGTTTGCAGTACGGCGCAGGTGCCGCACGCTTCCAAGAGATGGCTAACCTACAAGGCAAGTACATAGGCGCAGAACCTATATCAATGGACAGAGCTTACGAGATCGTTGAGCTTTATCGCAGTGTTCACTACGAAGTAACCAAACTATGGCAACACTGCGAACATTCTGTGCTTCCCAATATCGCGAACGAGAACTGGCTTGAGCCTGTTGATGTAAGAAGTTGGTTTATCACACAAAATGAAGGTTTTGGCAGGCCGGGAGAGCCGGGGGTTGTCTACCATAAGCTACGCTACAAAAAAGATGGCTGGATATACACAATGGGCCGCAACGAAGAAGTCAGAATCTTTGGCCCTAAAGTTGTAGAAAATCTTTGCCAACATGCGGCAATGCAGATTGTTATGTGGCAGACTGCTAGGATCAATCAGCGGTATCCGGTAAAGCTATCGGTACATGACGAAGCTGTGTGCATCGTACCTGATGATGAACTTATTGAAGCGCGAGCTTACATGGAAGAATGTCTGAACCTGACACCTAAGTGGTGCAGGGGCTACATCCCCGTAGCTTGTGAAACAGAAGTGGGAGCATCGTATGGAGAAGCCAAATGATTACTGTCTACGAAGTGCAGAATAGTACGTGGCGACGAGTCTTTGCGGAGTACACTGAGGCTATCGAAGCGGCGAAAGAAATCGACTATAACCTTGAGGGCATACCTTTTGTTTTTGAGCGTAAGCTAGAAACCCCGCAGGACGTTGCCGATCTGTTTAACGTGCGAGGTACAACCTATGGCGCTAACTAGGGTACATGTTAATCAGCATGTAATTCGGCGTAATCTTAAAGTGTCCGATCCGTCGCAACATGAACCGCCGGTAACAGTAAAGCAGGGTAAAAAGAATACTTATTGCCACGGCGTATTTATTCACGGCCCTTCCAGAGTTGTTCACTCTCCAGACAAGCCCCTTAACTGTGGCGCTAGGGTATGGATCGAAACAGAAAGCCTAGTAACGATGGAGAAACCACGTAAATGAGCGAATACACGTTACACATAGACGAACTTACGGACGAAATTTCTGAACAGCTTGACGAAGGTTGGGAAGCATGGGCGTCAATTGTTGAGGAAATAAATATCGAAACTGACACCGAAATAAAACATATTGCGTGTACCAAAAAGGATTATACGTCCAAAAAGGATTATTCGTTAGAAGAACGTGTCGAAATAGCTGAAAAGTATCGGCGTACGTTAGAAGAACGTGTCGAAATAGCTGAAAAGTATCAGCAGTTGTACTTAGACAAACTAGGGTGCATTGACAAGCAATACAACCAAAGCTCTAAATTACTGAAGCAAGTGCAAACCATGCTTAGGTCGGTTCACAAGCGAGAACAGGCTGTAACAGAAAAAGAGCAGGCTTTTGAACAGTACAGCCTCAAAAACCCTCAAGAACACGATGTGGTTCGTTTACGTACGCGCAACGCAGATATGGGCAAACAAATACTCACACTACAAAAACGTGTACGGGAACTAGAGGCGCTAAACACATGAGCGACAAGATGGCTCTTTCTTACAGCAGGTTGAGTACGTTTGAAAACTGCCCAGCCCAGTTCGATTACCTGTACGTTAGTAAGTCCGTGCGAATGGCGAGTAGCGAGGCGATTGACTACGGGCATCGGGTACACAAGGTGCTAGAAGACTACGGCAGGGGCGAGCTTAATCCCACGGGATTAACAGAAGAAGATGAGTTGTCTCTCAAGAAGTGGGGCAACATCGTAGACGTAATTATGTCGCGCTCTGGCGAGAAGAAGTTTGAGTACCAGATGGCGGTGAACGAGAATCTGGAGCCAGTTGATTGGTTTGCAGACGATACGTATTTCCGCTCAATCGCTGACGTTTTAGTTATTGACGGTGACACTGCTTACTGCTTAGACTACAAAACAGGTAAGGTAAGAGAGTCGCCCACACAGCTACAGTTGTTTGCGGCGATGATATTCTGGCACTTCCCCGAAGTGCAGACAGTAAAGACCTCGTTTATTTGGTTACGGTTTAATAAAACGACGAACACGACGTATGAACGTCGTTATTTAGAATCTCTGTGGAGCGCGTTAAAGCCCCGCATTGATCGCGTACACGAAACCATTGACTTGGGTGTATTCGACACCAAGCCGAGCGGGTTGTGTCCGTGGTGTCCTGCAAAGGAAATTTGTCCAGACGCTAGACTAAGGAGACGATAGTGGCTACGTACAAAGCATGGTCCTCAAAACACGACCTAAAACTGATTGAAATGAAAGCCGAAGGCGCTTCATACAAAGACATCGCCAAAGCACTGCGGCGTTCTGAAAGCGCAATAGCTAACAGACTTAACAAATTGAAAGAAGAAGTTAGGAAAGAACCTGCTCCCAAACCACCTGTTGTAAACGAAACACCAGAGTCAACCACAGCAAAAATCGAGCCAACTTTTATCGAAACAATTAGTTTTGAGCATGTGTTGATTGCGGTTGTGTTGTTTGGTATGGGCTTCATCCTTGGTGCTTCACTGTACGCATGAAGAACGAAGGTGACGTAAAGAAAGCCGTTCGCAAGGTGCTGGACTCAGTAGACAAGTGCTACTACTTCATGCCCCCTGCGAACGGCTACGGGCGCTCGGGTATACCTGACTTTATTGGACAGGTGAACGGCCAGTTTTTTGGTATCGAAACGAAGTTCGGTAAAAACGAACCAACGGCTAACCAAGTTCGTGAGATAGGGCGCATACTGCAAAGTGGAGGCCAGTGCTGGATCGTAAGAGAAGGCGTTTCACTGACAGGGTGGGAAGCTGAGTTTAGGGGGTGGGCCGCTCTGTGCTTGTAGTGCCAGAACAAAAGAAAGTCGTCCTAAAGTCATCTATTAACGATGACATTGCGACCGTTATGCCACACGCAAAGACGTTACGCAAAGACGGGGAAGATTTACTCGTTGTACCACATGGCGTGCAGGAGTGCATGGTTTTGCGCAACATGGGCATTACTGTGCCTTCCCCTATCAGTTACTACTACGACTACCCCGCTCGCTTTGAGCCGATGGAGCACCAGCGAAACACCGCTGAGTTTTTGTCTCTTAATAAACGTGCTTTGTGCCTCAACGCACCGGGTACGGGCAAGACAATAAGCTCTATCTGGGCCGCTGACTATCTGATAACTGCTGGCGAAGCCAAAAAAGTTTTAATCATAGCGCCCTTATCAACCACCAAAGAAGTTTGGGGTAGAGAACTAAAGATGCACCTGCCGCACAGATCCTTTGTTATCTGCACAGGTACACGACAGAAAAGGCTTAAGTTGCTAGACACCCCCGGCGTGCAGTACGTCATCATTAACCATGACGGGTTCACGGGGCTAAGCAAAGAGCTAAACGATTTTGACGTTGTTATTTATGATGAGGCTACTGCGCTTAAGACGCCTAGCTCACAACGATACAAAGTTTTCTTTAACTGGCTAAAGCAACACCAGCCTTGGTTGTGGCTACTGACAGGCACACCCATATCGCAGACGCCAGCCGATGCGTGGACGTTAGCGAGGCTTGTTGAATCGCCACATGTAGCCAGAAGCTACACATCTTTCAAAGAAACTGTGATGAAGAAGGTGTCGCAGTTTAAGTGGATACCGAGGCCAGACGCCTTGGACACCTGCAAGAAAGCGCTACAACCGTCGATACGGTTCTCGCTGGACGAGTGTAAAGACTTGCCAGATACCAACTTTGTAAACAGGGCGACTGAGCTAACATCTCAGCAGAAGAAAGCCTTTAAAGAAATGCAGGATAAGGCGGTTACTACGTTCTCTGAAGGACAGGTCACTGCGGCTAATACAGCCGTAATGCTGTCTAAGTTGCTACAAATTTGTTGTGGCGTTGTGTATGGCGAAGATACGTCTATAAAGATCGACGCGAAAGAACGTTACGCTACTCTGACTGAGCTACTTAACGAGATCAGCGACAAGGTTATAGTTTTTGTACCCCTTAAAGGAGTCCAACTTTGGCTACAAGAAAAACTTTTAGCTGACGGTTACGATGTAGCACTAGTAAACGGCGATGTCGGTAAGAAAAAAAGAGACGAGATATTTAATAACTTCCAATACACCGACACACCCAAGATTTTGTTGGCGCACCCCAAAGTAGCGGCGCATGGTTTGACATTAACAGCGGCAAAAGACATAATTTGGTTTGCACCTATTTACTCACTTGAGCAGTACGAACAAGCAAATGCGCGTATACGGCGTCTTAGCACAGAGGGCAAGACTACCGTATGGCACATAGCGGCTACGAAGTTTGAAGAAGAACTTTATAGCCGTTTGAAGCACAAGAAAAACGTGCTTACGGAATTCCTTGATTTAGTGCAAGGAATAAACCATGACGATGACTAACTTACTAGGAGTAACCTATGAACTACGAAGAAGCGGCTACTCGCTACGCCCAAGTGCGTGGTGAGATAGACCAACTTGATAGGGAGTACAAGGCTAATAAAGCCTCCCTTAAAGAAAAACTTATTTTATTAGAGAACTGGTTTACGGCGCGTGCGCAAGAAGACGGGCTAGAGTCCATAAAGACTAGCCTTGGTACGGCGTACTGGTCCTCGCATCAATCGGCAACCGTTGCCTCCAGAGAAGATTTCTTTGCGTTTTGTAGAGAGCATGACGCTTGGGAACTGGTGGAGTCTAGGGCTTCCAAGACTGCTGTACGTGACCACCTTGAAAATCACGGCGAACTGCCGCCGGGGATTAACTACAACACCGTTAAGGTATTCAACTTCCGTCGTAATCAGAGAGGCTAATCATGTCTAATGTAATGAATGTACCAGACCATATTGCTGAACGTATCCGTCAGCGTAATGAATCAGGCAAGAAGTCTGCCGTAGCTGGAGCTATTGTAGGCAACTCGGGCGAAGGCTCAAGCATACCCAGAATCAGCATCCGGTCTTCACGCTACCGGCTGGTAGAGTCTGGCGTAGAAACTGTAGTGGGGACTACCTTGGACGTTGTTATCGTGGGCGCAAACCCCCGAGTATCCAAGGTTTTTTATGGCAGGGCTTACGACGGGGAGAACACTGCCCCTGACTGCTTCTCTACCGATGGCGTAAAACCCCACGCTTCTGTAGAAAACCCCGTCTGCGCTAGTTGTGCAGGGTGTCCCAACAACGAATTAGGCTCAAAGATTTTGCCCAGTGGGAGTAAGTCAAAGCTATGCGCTGACCAACGACATCTGGCTGTTGTAGCCGCCGCAGACCCATCTAAAGTGTATAGCCTCACCATTCCTGTGTCGGCAATGCGCGGGTTGCGAGAGTATTTCAAAGAGCTTGGGAACTACGGATTAACGCCCGAAGAAGTTGTTAC